TAAAGACAACCAACGGAAACGAGACCAACTATGCCAGAATTCCACGATTGGGCACATATGCTTACATAAAACAAAAAGCGAGCACCATTTATATGAGATACAAATAGAAGAACCAATTATATTTAGCAGGCCATTAAACGTAGTAGATAAACAAATTACCGATTCACCATCAAACAACACCTTAACTAACCAACCCGCACGAACTCTTCCATGACTACGATCAACTAAGGCTTAAGCCTCAATTCAATTAAGTTCCATAAGACCTAAAATTCTACAGTTAGGCCGGCATGGAGGTCACGGAAGAAGAGTTGGTTAATGAACTGGATATGGGCAAGGATTAGTTCAAACACGGAACTATACAAAACCCAGGTTTGAACTTTGATCGGATTTAGACGGGATTGAAATTCGTTAAACCAAACAGCTTAACACTATTTCAAACAATTAAATCAAGACAGTTTGGATCGGTATTACAACCCGACCCAGTCGTAAAGAAGTCTTATCTACGATATGTTCATAGAAAAATGGACGAAATATTGGAATAATTGGAACTTCAATCACATAAAGTCGTGCCATTAACCCCAAGTTAATATGCAGAAAACCACCCAGATAGAAACAAAAAGAAGTAATACAAAGCAACAATAAGCAAGGTTTCTAAGTCGAACATCATTAAAACCGGCCTTAATTTAGAACTTAAAAGGTACGAATAAATATTTGGTGACTCCGTCAGAGGGCGTATAATATCAAACCCAACCAAAGACATACAACCTTACTTAGGAGCACTTAATAAGTGGTTATTGGAATTGCTAAAAACCACGTTCCCATAATTTTGTTGCGGAAAGAACTTGAATGAACTAGGAGAGATGTTTGATAAAATGATAACCGAAATTGCAGATTACACATTTTTGACACTAGATGGAGCCGAATACGACTCAACACAGTGGGACTGGCTACACGAAGCAGTCGACGTTAGGTTAATGAAACGCTTTATTCGCATTTACGGAGAACGAACTAATATCGACTTACACATAATTGAACAGCTAGAAAGATATTTAACTAAAACCAAATTCACATTCAAAGTTTGTTTTTTAGATACAAAATCTGTCATGATGGACGGGATTGCCAACGGTACTACTTTAAGTGGAATCGCAACCTAAACAACGGCAGGGAATGGACTGAGAGAATACGTTAAGCAATGTTACTTGCTAGAGCAAATTGGACAAACAAACAAAGTATTTGCAGTTTCAGGAGACGACACAGTCGTATGTTTGCCGAAGTAAAAAGTTGAACTTTACATTAAAGCGCTAGGAACCATCGTTAAGAGTGCCGAAGACAACGAACCACACGGCATTGCGTAGCGAGTCAAGTAAGTCTTTGTTAATGATGACTACGCTGATTTCTTATCAAAATAGTGCTATATACAGCCCAACTGCTCTATAGTGCAAAGGAAACCATAGAGGCTGGTTTTAGGAGGAAATATAACAACAAAACTAAGGAAAGACTTGACAGCAGCTTAATTCAACTATTGTATCACATAATAACATTAAGCCGGACATGCTCATAATTTGTTTTGTAAATCTTACATTGCTTATAGACTTTAACACTTGTAATAATCCAAATTAACCGACACTACTCAGATGGGACGTGACTACTGGTACAAAATGATGGTTTATGGGAATGATAGGGATAATCCAATTTACTAGTCCATACTAAATCAGTACATACCAAGGTTCAAGTTCCACGACCTACAATTTCAGTGGACACAATTCTATGCCGACCACCTTGTAGATTTGGAAATCGAACAAGAAGAGATCAGAATTGCAGGCTGGTAGTGTTGTGTAAAATAATAAACACACAAATTAAAACAAAACAACAATTAAAACACTAAATTATCAAGAAACATGGAAAGCAAATAGCGAAGCCGAGGAAAAGTATACAGACCTTTAGTCAGCAATGCCCAAATCAAAAGGATAGTTAATGAATAACTATCCAAAGCCAAAGAAGGAGATTACATCAAGGATTTGGAACGTCAGGTTTTAGCATTCAAACAGAGAGAAGTCGAAAATTAAGAAGGTAAGTATCACAAGTTAGCAGGTAAGACTCCCGAAGAACTCTTAAACCTTTATTATTAGAATGGAGGTTAGACCAGTGACGTTTACAAGGCCTTGTAGGACTTAAGACAAATAACAAGCCCTTTATATGGCATACCCACATCTGCAGTAAAGTAAATCCCTGGGTATGAAGGGTTTAATTATGAGAAACGCCAGGCAATTGAAAGCAAGGGGTTTTAAGCTATGCGAAACTACAACGCCTTGAAAACTGGAGGAATAATAAAAGACGGAAAGATTGTGGACTAAGAAGCATTCGATTTGGGCCCAACTCCTGAAGAATTCGAAAATGTTGACGACGAATTAAGTAAGTTAGAAGACATCCAGGAGAAATACCTAAAAGCCAATAAGAATGCGAGACCTTACAAACTCTCAAAAGCTAAATTAAGAGAGTTGGTAACTTTGGATTTCTGGCCAAGCATAGCTAAATACGCGATGGAAGGCCTGAAAACAGTCGCCGCAAGTTGCGGGCGGCAATAACCCAAAAGGAGCACGCTATGCGGCATTACGAGGTCGTTTTCCTTGTGCACCCCGGCCAAAGTG